TGATGAGGCATGCCTCGTCGCACGTCAACCGGATTACTGCTCCCCCACGCAGGGCCTCAACGTATCTGATCTAGGCTTCGTCGTAGGAATAGTTGACCGTCTGCTGCGTCCAGGTGCCCGGACCAGCCGTCGCGCCGACCGCGAGCTGGAGAACCAGGAACTTGGTGTAGGAGGCGGTGTTCGCGGCGGTGTAGGTCGTGAGGTCCCAGACCGCCTTGTTGCCGGCGGTGTAGGTCACGGCGTTGGCGCTCGCGATGCCCGAGGCCGCTGTCGTGCCCTGCTGGTACGTCACATACGCCCCGGTCATGTACAGCGTGGTGGACGCGGCCACCGAGCTGTTGAACCAGACCTGGAAGCTGCGGACGTAGTTGCTGGGCGTGGCCGTGATCTTGAGGGCGATCCACTTCTCGTAGGAGTTGGTTCCCACGGTGATGGGGTTCGCCTGGCGGTTCGTGATGTCGTTGGTCGCGTTGTCGGCAGAGATCAGGTCGATCCCCGCGACGGCGTCCGTCCACGAGCCGGTGGATGCGCCGGTCTTGACGGCGAGGACGAGGGTGGCTGCCATGGTCTACCTCTAGGCTTCCTGACCATGGGATTGGTCTGCGGCTGTCTCCATGGGATTGGAGCTCATCTCGCCCAGGATCCGGGCGATCTCGTCCTGGTTGGCCCGCACTCCCTCGAGCAGGACCTCCTGGGGCGTCATCCCCTTCTTGGGGCTCGATGGCTTCGACGCCCCAGCCGCCGGGGCGGGCGGCGGGGTGGCGACCTCCTTGGCCGAGAGCACGTCATCGACGGTCACGACACCGAGGGGGGTGTTCGCCATGAGCTTGTTGTAGGGGTTCTCGGGGTCGTTGGGATCACCCAGCGGCGCACGGCCCTCGTCCAGCCGCGCCTCGTTCACCGGCTTCCAAGGCATGCCCGCGAGCGCCAGCTTGTTGATGCTGGCCTTGGACATGGACTCCTTGATGTTCAGCCGCGTGAAGCGGAAGGCGAGGTTGTTCTTGGTGCCACCGTAGCTCTCGTCCCAGACGATCTCCCGCGTGAAGTAGTCCTGCACGAGCGCGAGCAGCGGGCGAAGACCACGGTCTTCCGTCATCTCCTGCTGGCTCTCCGCCGTGGCCCGGTTGATGTCGAACGTCAGGCCCAGGTCCTGCGGCGAGATCGCGTACACGGCGGCGATCTTCCGCACCAGGTACTGGAGCCACTCGTTGTACTGCATGTCCCGGTTGGAGCCCCGGAACGGGACGAACTTGGCCCCCTTGGTGCCGCCGATGAAGGCCATCGCCCCCTTGCCGGCGATCTCCGAGGTCCAGTAGCTCTTGAAGCCCTCGATCTGCTCGGGTCGGGCCCCCTCGCCCAGGTCCAGCATGCCGTCGGGGGCGGCATTGGTCACCTGGCGGCTGTTGTACATCGACCCGTTGACCTCGGCGTCGATGGTCAGCTTGAGGGTCTCGAGGGGGGACAGCCCCAGGACGGAGTAGGTCCGGGGGTTCGCCATGATGTAGATGAGGTCTTCGTTGCGGAACGCTACCTCGTAGGTTGGCGTGGGGACCCACCAGTAGCGGGTCTCCTCGGGATCGCCGTCCCAGAGGCTGTTGACGCGGATCTTGGCCCCGTCCACAGCATGGAGATAGGCGACCGTGCCACCCAGGGTCCTCTCCTTCTCGATGGTGCCGGCATCGAGAACGAGGATGTCCTCGAGAATGGGCTCCACCCACGAGCGGAAGGACTCCACCGCCAGGTTGGGCCGGTTGAAGAGGTCACGGAGCTCCTTCGCGAGACCCTCATCGAACTTCTCCTCCTGGTCGAACGGGACGATGTCCCACTCGGCGCTCGACACCTGGGCCTTGCGGATGTTGACCGCTGCCCTGACCCATTCGGAGTGTTCTGCCCAGTTGCGGAACAGGGCACCTGAGGTCTTCCCGACCCGCCCCCGCTCCTGGAAGATCAGGGAGCTGCTCCCGGGCGGGAGGTTCTTGGGGCTCGTGCGGTACGAGCGCGTCAGAAAGTCGGTGATGATCCCCATCAGCGGAGCTCCCGGAAGTGCGCCGCGAGGATCTCGTCTCGCTTGGCGTTGATGTGGTCGGCCTCCATGCGCTTGTTCGCAAGGGACACGGCCTCGTCGAAGGTCATCCGGTGTGTCTGGAGCCCGCTCATCAGCACGCCGAGATACTCGGGGACCTGGCGCTTGCCGTCTCGGAACTCGATCTCTCGGAACTGGTTGACGGGGTCGATCATCTAGCTTTCAGGCTCCCGAAGAAGAAGTTCTCGCCGCCGAGGTCCATCGAGTACCCCAGGGCATCCACGAAGTCGTCGTGGCCCTTGGGGAAGGACAGGAGCTCGGTCTCGAAGGCGGATCCACGCAGGCTGGCGTGGTGGAAGACCTTGTGGGCCTCGTACTTGGCGGCGGCGGCCCGCGCCCGGGTCACCTTGTCCACGTCCGCCTTCTTGCCCTCGATGGGGATCTTGGAGTAGGTCTCCATGACCTCCTGGATCAGGGTGGACTGGTACTGCTGGGACTCGACGATGACCAGGCCGATGTTCGGGTAGGCCAGCCATCCGTCGCGGATGAAGTCGGCGTGGTGGGACTCGCGGCGGTCGCGGTAGGACGAGAGGACGAAGTAGATGCCCCTGTTCGAGCATCCCTCGGGGCACACGTCCTGGGCGGTCGTCACGCGGGCCGTGTAGTCCGCCCGCTCCTTGATCGAGGACGCCAGGTCCACGCCCATGCGGAGCGTGTACTGGTGGCCCTCGGGGAGCGTCGAGAAGTGGTCGAACGGGCCGTGGAAGATGTTGCCGGCCAGGAGCCCCGAGATGTCGTTCTGGTAGGAGCACGAGAAGAGGGGCGAGCCCATCTCCTCCTTCTCCTTGAGCAGCCGTTCCACCGGCCAGTACTCGGGCCAGTAGCTGACGAGCTGGCCGCTGGCGTCGGTCGTGAGGGCCGAGATGACGTGGCTGGGCCACCCGAAGCCGCCGTCGGCTGTCGGGGACATGAACTTCTCGTAGAGGTCGCCCTCGCCCCACCGCGTGCCGATGGCGAGGACCACGCCGTCAGGGGCCAGGCAGGGCTTGAGGGTCTTCTTGAACCAGACCTCGACGCCTTCCTGCTGGTCGATGGACTGGGTGTTCTCCTCGTCGAGGATGTCGTCCAGGAGGAGGAGGTCGAACCGCTTGCTGATGATCGCGCCGCCGACCCCGACGGCGAACATCGTCACGTCCTTGGATCCCAGCCATCGGGAGCCGGCGCAGAGCCACTCCTTGTCGGTCCACTTCTCGGCGGACGGGGCGGAGTCGGGGAAGACGAGCTTGTGGGCCGGGTTGGACGCGATGGTGTACTTGACGGCCCTGCTGAAGTCCTTGGCCTGGGTGTCGGTGTTGGACACCATGCCGATGCGGATGTCGGGGTACTTGCCCGTCAGCCAGCAGCAGAGGATCGTGTTGTCCCAGGTGGTCTTCGCCCCTCCCCGGGGGAGGAGGTAGACCTTGTTCTCGCGGTAGAGGAGGGCCTCGAGGGTCTCGGTGACCATCTCGCGGTGGTGCGAGGCCGGGACGTAGCCGAAGACCAGCTCACCGTAGGCGAATACCGCCTCAGGGCCGTCAGTTCTCGCGAGCTCGATCAGCGCGTGGGAACGGAGGGCTTGCTGCTCCTCCAACGTCAGAGATGCCGCGAGTAGCTTCGACAATGCCTCGGAGGAGATCGGGGGAGACCCCTCCTGAGGAAAGGCTGATGCCAAGGTTCCGCTCCTCGGTGATGCTCGACGGCCTGCCGAAGAGGACGTTGAGGCGGTCGATCAACATCGCCACGTCCGTGGGCTTGATGATCACGAGGGGCTCCTCGACCCACTCGCTGCCCTTGAGGCGCAGGGTCGTGGCCTTCATGTCGGCCCGCATCTTCGTGATCGCCTCGTCGATGGCCTCGATGGCGTTGTCGCGGACGCGGGCCTCCTGGGCCCTCCGCATCCCCTCGGCGTCGGCCATGTAGACCACCGCCTGCTCGGACGCGCCCCTGCGGTACTCCTCCCGCTTCCGGGTCCATTCCCGCTTCTTCGACTGGGACGTGATCAGGGAGTGGTTGGCGATGCCGTGCATCCTGGCGAGCTCGCGCAGGCCCATGTCCCCGACGATGTACTCGCGCTCGAGGGCGTCGTAGTCGTGCTGCTTGTTCACCGGATCTCCCTGCGGATCCCGATCCTGACCTCGGGGCGGTCGGCCACCCAGATCTCGGTCAGGACGATGCGGGGGTGGCGCATCAGGAGACGCTCCTGGACCCAGGTCGCGATGCTGCCCAGCTCCTGCGACCCACCGACGAGCATGTCGTCGAGGCTGTGGAGGTGGAGCTCGAGCACCACCTGGAGGAGGTCCTCGTCGAGGCCCTTGCGGGTCATCTCGTCG